AACGAACTAAGCGCAGACCTAGCGCTAACGATGCTACTCTATATAAGTGGCGGCGACACATTAGAGGCGTGCTCGTTGGTGTTACCGAGTCTGGTGGAGTCGAAATTGATCTGTCTGAGTCTAGCGACGGCAGTATCGACATTAGCGGGGTAGAGTCCGTAAACGGCGATGCATCGCTAGTGATCAGGGCTAAAGACGGCGGCACGATTACGGTATCGGATAGCGGTAACGTAGTGTTCGAGACGGCGACTGGAGGCAATGTCGAGTTTAATCTCGCTGCCGGATCCTCTGTTACGGTGAACGGCGGTGGGCTGGTACAGAAGACCCTCCTATCAGAGGCGTTCCTAGCGCTCCTGGAGCCTGCTCTGGTCGAGTGCGCAGCGGCGTACGCGGCAATACTAGGCTATGCGCCAGTGGCTATCCCAGCGCTACAGGCGGCCATTACCAGTGGTGCCCTGGAATCAGACAAGCTAAAGCACGATTAGGCGGTATACGATGGGTTTTCTTGAACAGGTTACGGAGTTGGCGAGACGAGTCGCCACGGGCGATGACTGGTACTTCACAGAGCAGAGATACGCTCTAGAGTTGGTCGCCCCTGGTATTCTGGGCGGTGTGTTCGTACTTCCGCTAGGCCCCGAGCAATACACGGTAAATCGCGTCCTACGACAGGGCGTTACGCCTACCTTGGGCGGAGTCGTGGCTGAGGAGCGAGGCGTCCTGTGGGTGGATATTAACGTCGCGGGTACGTTCGGTCTGGAGGCTAAGGAAGGTTATGATACGACATACGACCCGGAGACGGTGATCGTACCTGGCACTAAGCTGTCTGGGCCTATGTGGACTAAGCGAATGCTTAGTAACATTTTCGACAAATATAGCGAGTACAAGGGGGGTACGGCTGTATGGGCTACTAGCTCGCCGTCCGACGTGTATCTCGTATGGCATGACTTCAAGATGGACGACCACTTCGTGGTCGTGCCAGAGCAAGTCGGCGTAAATAGAACCGTTGGTCGTAAAATGCAGTACCCGTATAACTTCCGACTTAAAGGTATTGGCGATGCTGCCGCTATTAGCCTGCCGGATCCCGAGTCTACGCTTTGGGACAAGATAACGGATACGATCGCCGCGGTTAACGCCGGTTTGGCCATGGTATCGTCTGCTATTCAGGAAGGTAGCGCCATCTTGGGCGAGGTGCGGTATTTTGTTGCTACTATTGACTCCATCGTGGATAACTTGACGACCATTGTAACCAGTGCGCAGGATTTCGTGGATGGGGTTACGGACACGATTTCGATTGGTACGATGTTCATTAACTCTACAGCAACTCTGCTTGAGGCGGCTCTCGTTCTAATGGAGAACGCTACCGAACTGCCGGCGAATGTGCGGCATAACTACGAAATGGCCATGGACGGTATGCACCAAATCGCCTCGCAGACGGCGGCTTTCGGAACGTCGTATAGTTCCGTGACAGCGGCTATCGCAACGGAAGAAGATGGGGCGTCGTCTTCTTCTAGGAGCGATAGCGTATCCTCGGCTGCAACTGCTGGGCCCCCTCAGTCTGCTAACGAAATGGCGACAGCAAGCGCTAGGTCTACGGATCAGGCGTTGGTTGACGCGGGATCATTGTCTACGAGTCGAGAGTTCCCTAGGTATACTAGTCTCACCGATTACAGAGTTGCAGCGGGAGACAGCCTATCGTCTATTGCAGCTAGGGAGTTGGGGGACGGCGCTCGCTGGTACGATCTCGCCATCGTAAACGGCCTCAGGTACCCGTATATCAGCTCGAGCGGTGGGCCCGGTATCGCCAAGCCAGGCGACGTGATCGCTATTCCTAGAACTACTGGATCCGCCGTAATCGCCAAGGTATCAGAGGGCGAGGATCCGTTGGACGATATCTTGGGTACCGATTTCATGTTGCGAGAGACGCCGCAGTCCACGCCAGGTAGGCCTTCTGTGACGATTTCGATTGATCGCCGTACGAATAAAGACGCGGCCGTGGTGACTGGAATAGACAATTTGACACAGGCGATTCAGTTGAGGACGTGGACTCAAGCCGGCACTATGCCTCTAGCCCCTAATTACGGTATAATGCGCGCGATTGGCTATGGAGCTACTAACGCGTTTGTGTCAGGACTTCGGGTTTCCGTTAGACGCACTATCCAGGCGGATCGCCGTGTAGCCAGAATATCACGACTGTCTATGTCAGTCGAGGGCGACTATGTAGACTTTGACATGGATGTGGTTCCGATTGGCCTTAGCGAGGCACTCACTGTAAGTACTTCAGTTTTGTAGAGGCGCCAATGTCGCGGTTTGAACCTAAGACCTTCCAATTCTTCCTCCAACGATTTGCTAATCGACTGGTCGCTCGGACTGGGCTATCGGATGTTGAAGTAGGAGGGATCCTGCACAACTTCGCTATGGCGTTTGCTCGTGAGTGCGACGATATGTCGTTCCAAACAGTGAACCTCCAGCGATTGTGGGATATAGATACTGCGGCGGGCGAAGACCTGGATAAACGAGGGGCGGACTGCAACCCGGACGAGATCGAGCGGCAAGGTAGTACCAAAGCAACGGGGCAGGTCGAGTTTTCTCGTAGTGGGGCCGTGGGTACGATTAGCATTCCGTCTGGTAGTATCGTACGTGTACCAGGCGGAGAGCCTGAGTTCAAGACGACTGCCGCGGGACAGATTCTAAACGGGTTTACGAGTTCTGGTAATATCGCGATTGAGGCGCTAGATGCGGGGGCCGATGGCAACGCGGACGCGGCGACTATTACGCAAATGGACGCGATTACCGGCGTCGAGACTGTGTCGAATCCTGCAGCGACTACAGGCGGCACCGACGAGGAATCAGACGCCGAATACCGGTCCAGTATTAAATCGTACATTAGGTCTCTAGGGCGCGGCACTAAGCAGGCCTTGGAGTGGGCGGTGCTAGACGTGTCGTTGTCTGGGTATGGTCGTGTGGTATCCGCTCATTGCGTGGAAGGTATCGGCAGCGACTTAGGTAAGGTATGGATCTACGTCGACGACGGTTCCGGCACTATCGAGCGGACTAGCGACAATTATGGGTCGCCTGAGACGGTGATCGCGTCTGCGTCAGGTGGGGAGCGTCGAGCGTCGTTGGATTACAAGCCTGTCGTTAGCGGCACAGTCGTTAGCGTGTGGGTTAACGCAGTGCTCCAAACAGAAGGCACCGACTTTACACTAAACTACGCAACTGGTCAGATTACGTTTGACGAGACAGTGTACCCGACAGGTCTTACGGCGCTAGACGCGGTAACGGCCGAATACACATACTATGTCGGACTCCTAGCCGAGTCACAGAAAGTCGTAGACGGGGATCCTGGCGATTACACGGCATACCCCGGTTATCGTGCATTCGGTGTGCAGGTGTTCGTAGTTCCGCCGATTGTACTGCAACAGGTAATCGTTGGTTCCATTGTCGTAGAAGACGGGTACGATTCGGCTACCGTGATCGCGTCTGTCAAGGCTGCGATTAATAGGTATATCAACGGGCTCGGAGTGAACGGCGACGTTATCCTCTCCGAGTTGATTTTCCAGGCGCAGTCAGTACCAGGTGTGTTTGACGTAAACTTCACGAGTCCTGTTGGAAACGTTACTATCGGCGAGGATGAAATCCCCCGGGTAGAGAACGATAACATCGATCTTACGTAAGAGGTTGTCATGAACCAAGCATCGTTGCCCATACGTCGTGAAACACAGAGCAAGGCTAATGTCGGGTTGGCGTGGGTCGAGGTTAGTTTCGCGTCTTCTTTGATCACTAAGCGAGGCTGGCTGCACCAGGTCGCTGTAGATCTTACGGCGGGTGGTGCGACTCAGGCGGCACTAAGAGTTCGGGAGAGTAGTGGTGGGCGAATTCTTATGTCATACGAGACGCTAGAGAACCTAGATCTCGTATATGCGGATGGCCGTATTTGGTTTGATTCGGCGACATTGCTAGTAGAGGTACAGACAGACGACGCTGGCGGCACGACGGGTCTGGATATTGAGTTGACGATAGAGGAGCTGTAATGAGCCGAACTCTTCCTCCCACTGGGCAGAGGACGCTTCCCCCGGTTGATTCGGGTGGAGTCGTTTACGCGATTGACGGTAACCTAGTGCAGGTGGGCCTCGATGCTGTGAGTACGAATATTACGCCTGGGCCTCCGGTATGGTGTCTCATCAGCCCTCAAGGCGTCGATATGTCCGCATTGCTGAGTGGGACTGCGACAGATCAGTCGTTTCGCCCTAGCGAGTATGGTGCGTGGACGATTTACGGCGATGACGGGGCTGGTCTGGTCTTGATTAGTCGTCAAATAGTTATTAATCCTCGCTTGTCTCAGACTCCAGAGTACGAGTACAACGGGCTAATCGGAGAATAATCGTGGAACTAAACAAAACGAGAGAGGTGTAGCGTGGGCCATACGCTTCCGACTTTGACAGTAGAAGAGATGACCCTGCAATCGCCTGGCGATCCTACGGATATCGCAGTCATTCTCCAGTCCATTGCGACTCTAATCGGTACTTCTACGGATTGGGAGGTTCGCACTAACAATGCAGAGTATCTCGTATTCGGCCCGAAAGCAGCGCGAACACTGGCCGCTATGACTTTCATTATCGCTGGAGCTGCCGCCAAGACTCCTAACGCGGCCCAACTCGGCCCTAACACTACCGCGACAGCTAATCGCTTGTATCTGGGCGCAGCCCCGGACGCGAGCGCCTCGGATGTATCGGCGGCATGGGACGGTGCAGGTAATCCGTTTGGAGCCGCTCGATTCTCCGGGTATTGGCCGATATCGCATACTATTGCGACGGCTAACGTGGCGACCGTTCGTGGGTTCGCTGCCGACGGCGAGATTATGTCGATTTACTTGCTTACGAGCGCCACAGTTATTAGAGGGTTGCACTTTGGGGCGATCATAGAGCAACCAGACGACTTGGACGCAGAAGCCGCAACGGATCGTATTTATGGTATGTATACGACCGGTACTAGTACGATCGCTAACGGGTGGCGCAACTCGTCTACGGGATTCTTGACGCACTGGAGTTCTAACGATGTTCACCATATGGGCGTATTTAATCCGGCTGTTCCGGCGACGTGGATCAAGGTGTCTAGGCCAGACTGTGCGGTAAACAGTATGGCTACCGGGCTGTTTACGACTGTTGGAGGCCGCCAGTTGGGACAGAAGATCGTTATATACGATGTTGCGTCTAGTTTGTGGATGGGTTGGCTTCGTAATATGCGGTATGTGAAAGATTGCGCGTTTGGAGATGTTGTTAACGATCACGCGGGGGCCCCGATCGGATTCGCTATTGGCCCTAAAACGTCCGGTGTAGAAGACACAGTCGCCTTTATCGGCGGCGAGGCGTAGGAGTTACCATGCGGCAAGAAGTCAAGAACTATAACGACATCGACATTACTTTTGAGGTGGTAGTCGCGGGATTGCCTATTGGCGGGTTGGCCCCCACTGTGACGATCAAGCGTGTTAGCGATGGCCTGTTCTACCAGTCCCCGGCTCCGGGCTGGGCGGCGCCGCCAGTCGCTATTCTTATGGTCGAGACGGATCCGGCTAACTTCCCTGGGCAGTACACGTTTACGATGAATCCTGCAGATCTCGTCTACGCGGCTGGGGCGTCTGGGTATATCGCTATGATTGTCGAGCCTGTGGTTCCGATCGTGGAGTATGTCAAGATTGATCAGGCGCTCGGCGACGCAGCTATCGGCGCGGCCGTGTGGAACACCGATCTTACGGCGTTGATTACTGCGAACCAGAACCTTGCCGCGTTTATGGTGACCTTGATTCGCAATGCGATCGTATGCACAGAAGATAGCTCGCGGCACCTGTGTAACATTCTACATGGACCGGGTATCAAGTTCTACAGCCTGACGACCCCCACTCCGGCGACTAGAGACGCGTCGTTTGCTGGCCGACTCGGGATGTTCTACGATCAGTCCGTGGGGGAGTGGGAGCTTGTAAGGATTGCGTCGTTGAGTAACGACGGTAACGACTATTTTGAAATCACACTGTTGGACGGATCGTCTGGCATGCCTAATGGGATCCAGGTCAACGACGAGTTGATCGTCTTGAATGCTAATGATCCCGCCGTGGGCGAGATCATGTCGGCGCCCATGTCTTCGTACTCTGTAGATGGCACGTTTGGCGATTGGATTCGCCGCACACTGAGCCTTAGGCAGAACAATATGCGAGTTGTATGGAGTACGTGGAGTGCGTCTGGTGTTCCAACTGACGGCCTGGTTTTGATCTACGACTCTAAGGCGGACCTGCTGGCTGACTCTGCGCCCTGGGCGCTCGCTACGGGTAAGTACACCATCGCACAGTCGTTCGACGGCTCAGGGCGGCCCACTGCGTATACTAGCGTTAAGGACGCGTAACCATGCCGATTGGAACCAGCCTCCCGACTACTGGCGCGTTGGACGCGTCTCTGGGTTTAGCGACTGACGGTATCCTGTTTTCTGGAATGCCAGGCGTACTGATCGTGTCGATTGATCCTGGAGTGTTGGGAGACGACGGCGGTTGGTTGGTTACGGCTACGGGTATTTTCCCGACTACACAGGGGATCAAGTTTCAAGTACAGGACATAGCGACCGGCATGGACCTACTGTGCTACGGAGGCGTTATCGGTGGCGGCGAGTTCTCTGTGTCGGAAGACGGGACAACGATTCAATTCGTGATTCCGCCTTTGCCTATTGGCGGCCCTTACGATATTTACGCCGAAACTGAAGATGGCGTATACTCCGATCTTTTGTCGGGGGCTCTCACGATTATCGAGCGTAGTTGGACGACTAACCTGTATTCGGTTCGCGCTAACTTCCCTCCGCCTCGCGATGTTGGTAACCATAGAATCGAGGATGAGTAATGGGCACCGAGGCTGAATTGCTAGACGGTATCGTATCGGCCGCGGCAGACACGTTTTACGAGTTGTCTGGTCGCTTGCTGACTAAGGTAGTCGGTGCGTATACGGAGGGTAGCGCGACTCTAAACGTGAGGGGTACGCATAGGTGGCCTACCTCGGGTAGGATCGCCGTGGGCGGTATGTCCGCCACGTATAGCGGGACGACTAACACGTCGTTTACTGGTTTGGTGGACGAGGACGGCAATCCCGGTCTGCCTAGTGATTTGCCAGGCGATTCGGTAGTCATGGACATCGCAGAGTCTCAGACGCAGTTCGACCTTTTGAAAGCGTCGTTTTTCCGAGAGACGGCGGTAGAGGATCAGATCGATCTTTACGCGAGGAACTACGGCATTAACAGGCCTCGTGGTCTGAGCGACGCTACGTTTACCGACGTGTTGGGCGCTATGGTCTACCTGGACTCGCAAACAGAGTACGCGTGTAAGAAAGTGCTTGACGCCCTTCTAGGCGCTGGTAGCTACGATCTGTACGAGGACGTAGAGACGTATCCGCATACGGTGTTCGTGGATATTGCCGCGGCTACTTCGTCAGAATACCAAGGTAAGGCATACCTGGTCGGGGGAGAGGCGCAGCCTCGTACGGGCTTGCTTACGGTGGACGTAGATCACGCGCCTTGGGTGGTGTACGGGATCTACGATTCTAGCGATCCATACCGGGTAGGGGTTAACTACGCTAACGACACCATGTTCGTTAGAACGGTTGTAACTACGCCTAAGTACTTGATTAGTTCGTTGCCTATCTTCGTCCCTGCTGACGAGGGTAAAGCCGTCAAGTTTACCGTAACCGGAGAAGTATGGGCGATTCGTGCGTACTTGGACCCGTTTACGCTGCAACTCGGTAGCAAACCGAGGCACGGCGGCACGCTAAACAGCGGAGCCCCTACTATTCTGCAATCTAGCATGGATCGTTTCAAAACGTGGATGATCGGCCATAACATCGTTATGTCAGGCGTAAACGCGCAGAATACCGGCGTATACCCGATTACGGCCGTAAACGGACCGAAAGAGGTCGTTCTAGGCGGGGGCGCGGCGTTCGTTACGGAGTCGTCCGTATCTTGGGAGCTGGCCCCTCGCTTTACTACCGTTCCCCCGTTTCAGGTGCAAATTCCTAGGGCGAGTGCGGCAGGCGTTACGATTACGGCGCCTACCAATCTTCCAGTTAATGTGTTAGTTGACTATACGACTGTACCCTCTGCCCAAATCATCGAAGACCAGAACGATAGCGGTAACGACCAGTATCCGTTCTATATCTTTGACGAAACCTGGATCGTAGAGACACTGTTGGACCTAGTAACCGCTGCTGGTGTTAGAGTAGTGGTGGAGGTAGTGTAATACCATGGCGACTTACCGTGATCTCGTTCGTTTCGAGCCACACGAGCGCGCAGACCTTCCCGACCTTACACAAGTACAGAGAGGGGGGCGTTCTGACGTTCGTTCGTCTCTAGTTCATGTCATGCTCGGGTCAGATTTGCGTAAGGTGCTAGGTGGGTGGCTCGTAGAGGAGGATCCCCTCGGGGCGTCCGCTCAGGCCAAGGTCAACTCGGGCACGGCGCTTTTGACGGAAGCTCTAGACGATGGTGGCTATGAGTACGGCGTAGCGGCAGGTATAGAAGGCGATTCGTTCCAAATGGTGGATTTCACGGGCAAGCCTAACGGGACGTATCAGATATGGGTCCGTGTGTCGTATACGTCTGGTGAGGCGGGTAACCGTATTTTCTGGGACGAGACTCTGGGCCAGGAAGACGTAGACATGATCGATACGAGATACGTGCTCGCGTGGGATGTGCAGGCGCGTATCGGTTCTCCTGGGGCGGAGTGGGAGAGCGTCGCCGATGTGGTGTGGGCCGGTGCCACGGTACAGACGGCCGATATTACTATGGAACGAGATATGTTCTTTGAGGGAGACGAGGCGGGCGGTTTCGCCGCTATTTGGGGCGGCGGTAACGATCGTGACCCGGATCGCGGTCTGTACGGAGTAGGCGACCTGTATACGTGGGCGCAGGCCGTCCGTCAGCAGCTATGGGATATGATTGGTGGGGGTAATGGGTGGTACGATGCTGTACCTACCGATCTCACCCTTACGGCGGCGCACCTGGCTCTAGCGATTGACGCGCACTCTGCTAACCCCACCTGGACCGGTACGATTACGACTAACGATCTCGACGCGGCTAATGCGTCGCTCGGGTCTGGCTACGCTACGGTCGAATGGGTCGGGCTTCCCGTGGTTTCTGCGGCGGGGTACTCGCTCACAGAGTGTAAGTTTAGTCTGCACGATATCGTATGGGATCAGATTAACGCGAATGGGCCTCTTGAGTGGGGCGGCGCGGACTCTGACTATCTGTACGAGACTAACGGGGCGATCGCCGTATACGGCCCCGTATTCTTGTCTCTTACTCAGTTGCTCCATAGCGCTAGGTGGGGCGACCTCACTGTTACTGCGATCAATGTGTTTTGGAACAACTCTACTGCGGCTGTAGACGGCTCTATCCAGTGGTCGATCGAACAGCGAGATAAGGCGGATCCGCTAGGTACGTGGGTATCTGTGGCTAGTGGCAACTGGAATGTAGCGACTCAGGTAGGCGGGGCTACGCCCCCTACTGCGTCTACTACTGGTGTCATCGCCATTACGCCTACTAAGGATGACGATCTCCGCCTTAAGTTGACACTTACGCGAGGCGCGGGCGGCTCGACCCCTCTTCTGTACGGCGGTACTGTATACGCGAACGTTCTTACTGTGGGAATGGTCTACTAAAATCGGGAGAAGCCATGGACCTGTCTAAGTTCAAGTCGGATCGCCTGTGGGCGCTCATTCTGTTTATCGGTGTTATCGCGGCTAATGCGTCGTTTGACATGGGCATCAATCAAGAACAACTTGAGTTGATTGCTTACGGAGTGGTCGCGTTTATTCTTGGAAAGTCCGTGCGAGGAACAGGCGTTCAAAGCGTTATCGACCTTGTCGTCGGTGGACTAGCCCAGGGCGCCAAGGCGATCCCTGAGGTTCCGAAGGACGAGGGCCCTGGTACGGACTAAGGGCCGCGAAACGGCTAAGACGTGCTCCGGGCATGATGGACCCGGAAAATGCCTCTGAGGCGGGCTCAGGGGTGTTCGGTGAAGCGGAGAAGTAAGCGGCGGGAGGCTTCGGTCTCCCGCCGCCCATCGACATGGCTCAAATAATCGTAAACAACTCGACTTCTAGGCTCCTGGCGGATAGGGGCGTCATTTCGGATATTCGCCGGTTAGTAGCCTACCGAGAGATTGAGTTACCGCCTCCGCCAGCGCAGGCGATTATCAAATCGTTCTTTATGCGGCGTAAGAGGCATGGGCCGTATAAGGATATAGAACGACTTTACGCCGACCTTGACACACATCGCCAGCTAGAGGCGGTAGGCTGCCCATACGGGTATCTGTCGCCGGACATGATCGAGCAGGTTTTAAGGCAACGAGGGTCGTGGGATGGTTGGATTCGTATGGTCGGGGCAGACGGAGGATTCCAAACGGGTCTCCTGCCTCATGTCGTGCGGGCTTTGCGCTTACGATTAGGGCTAATCGCGGATGTGTTCGACGAAAGGGTAGCGCCGCCGACAGCGGCGTTCTCTATCGTACCAGTTCCGCCTCTTTACGATTTCCAGAAGGAAGCACTAGACGCATTTGTGCAGAACGATCGAGGGATCGTGGAGTTGCCGCCTAGATCTGGTAAGACACACATAGCCATCGCAGTTATTATTACGCTGTCTGTCCCTACGTTGTATGTCGTGCCAACTGTGGGTATTGCAACACAAACGGTAAAAGCATTGCGTAGATACATGCCTCACGGCGACGTAATGCAAATCACGGGTGGCGCGCCTAACGCTAAGCGAAAGCGCCTTATGGCTGGTACTCGCGTATGGGTGGTAACGCCAGGAACGGCTGCCGGGCCGAGGCCTCAGCGCAAAGGGCAGCATCGCCGAGGTATTACGGGCATTGGTAGCCGGCATCTTTTGATTATTGACGAATTCCACCACTCCGCGGCTAACACCTGGCAAGACATATCGCTGTCAGCTAATAACGCGTATTATCGCCTAGGCTTGACCGGTACGAACTACAGAGCGGATGGAAAAGACATGCTAATGCGATCTGTTGTGTCCAGGACAGTGTATCGCCGTAGTGTGTCTGACATGATCGCCGCTAGTAGGTTGGTTCCGGCATTCGTGGCTATGCTGCGCGTACCTGGTCGCGTAGACGATTGCGGTTTTAGGACGTATTACGTTAACGGCGTTGTCGAGAACGACGATCGTAACAAGTTGATTGCACAGGCAAGCGCTAAGTTGGTTGCCGCTGGTCGCCGTGTGCTGGTGTTGGTCAAGGAGATCAAGCACGCAGAAAGTCTATACGAGATTACGGCTAACAGTGTGCAAGTAGACGGACGCAACCACCAGGCCGTGGCAGACGCGATCGCAGCTATGCAGTCTGGTAAAGTCAAGGTTATCATCGGGACATCCGTAATTGGCGAAGGTATCGACGTACCAGCGGCCGACGCCCTGATCTATGCGGCTGCTGGCCGGTCAAAGGTAAAGGTCGTCCAAGACTTCTATCGCGTGTTGACAGCGAGCGAGGGTAAGAAATTTGGGGTAATTGTAGACTTCGCAGACAACCATAACGAGGCACTTCTTAAACAAGCTGCGCATAGGCTTGATCTGTATCGTAGAGAATTCCAAGCCGACGTAATGCAACCAACACAGTTTGATAGTTGGTTGCGTGGGCTTGGTTAGCGATATTGTATTGTGTGCTGTGTGCTATAATCACGGTCGGAGGTAAGCGATGAATAGCCAAACATGGATGCGTACTTTGGGCGATTCGGCGTGGTCTCATGTTGCTAAGGACATGGACCCGGAAAAGGTCGCACAAGTGCTAACCCGAGCATCGGAAATCGGGGCTATCATGCCCACTCGCCCACCTAAGGTAGATCCAGAGGGCCGCACGATTATGTGGCCGGCAGGGGTGCCAGGCCTTACGGCCGGCGGTCTCCTCCACTTCTGGAAATCTCGTGGGCACGGGTGGCTGCTACTGAATATCAACGTATTGTGTCGCGCCGTAGCTGGTCCGCTTCTTCCTCGTCTACAGGAGATCCTGCAGGCGTACCATACGCAGGCAGTTATGGAAGGCGAACCCCCTATCGCTATTGATTTCCACCCGTTCGTAGGTGGGGAGCACACAGTATACGATCCTACCACCATGCACCAGGACATTACTGGCGTATGCGAGCCTCCAAAAGCCTCTCAGACGGCGAGGGCGAGGACTGTCGATAATGGGTAAACCGAATTACGATTCTCACGCGTTGTTCGTAACGTACAAGCGAGAAACGGCTCAGTTCCGGTTCTACGATAACATGGTACTTACGGACGAACTGCGAGGGGATCTTCGTTTGTTCGGTTTGTTCTGTAGGCGATACCGCGTAAATCCAGCGACATGGATTAGGGCTCGCCACGGTGCGATTAAGTGGGTTAGGCAGATACCCGCCGCTCAGTTGGCGAGTGTTATGTTTTTGGATAAATACCGGGAGTTCGTGGGCGACTTGTCCGCTAGAGCTTCTGGGGAAGAGATCGTAACCGAGGGTATTGTGGACGATACGGTCGGGGCGCCGCTTGGCGGACTTCGCCCGCACGAAGAGGCGTTTAGGGCGGCAATGCACCGAGCACGGGCTTACGACGCATGCCTAGGATCGTCTGGCTATATGACCGGCGGATATTGCGCCGATAGTGATTGGTGTAATTCGTGTCCAGTTAGCGCCGAATGTAGTAAAGCTGCGAGGAATCGTCATGTTAGGAGCGGAAGAATTCGGCCCCGACTTTCAGAGAGTGCTGATTCACGCCTGTATTGACGATCCCTCTCTGCTATTCCTGGTCAAGCGGTTCGTAACGGAAGGACGCCTGGGGTTTACGGATCCGGCATCGTTGTGGGCGTGGAATGTCGTGGCTACTAGCAAGTACCCGACTACTATGGAGCTGACCACCGAGTCGGCGTCTTTGCCGTCTGAAGATCCATCTAGAGCAGGTGTCGCCGCTATTGTGGCTAGTGCGCCTGACTGGCGAGAGGATTCGTATGTACGTGAGAAGATCATAGAGTGGTCTCGCCGACAAGTGTTTCGCCTAGGGTTTGAAGAGGCCAGAGAGGCGTGGAACGCGGGTAAGTACAACGATGCAGAGCGTAAGATGATGCATCGTATCGAGGAGTTACAGGCGATTCAGATATCTACGACGGATCGCGGCTGGTTCTTCGAGGATTTCCACGAGCGACAAGCAAGGCGGCAATTGATCGCGTCGCAAATGGACTTTTTCCCCATCGGAATCGCCCCTATTGATAAGGCCATGCACGGTGGGCTATCGTACGGTGAACTGGAAGTTCCGATCGCGTATTCCGGTATTGGTAAGACATACTGGTGTGTTCAGCGGGGTTTTGTGTGTACTCGCATGAGGCGTCGCGCCTTGCATTTCGTACTTGAGGGTGGGCGTTCAAAAACCGAGGATAGGTACGAGGCCCGGTTTAGCGGCGAGATGTATGGGTTCGTACGGCGAGGTGAGTTCGGGGCCAAGGTACAGTCTGCGCTAAGGCGAGAATACGATATTCTGCGCCATAACATGGTAGTTCGCGGGTTTAACGATCGTGACGCGTGGCACATTACGTTCGATGACATCCTAGGGGAACTCGCAGAGCTAAGGCGCGCCCATGGATGGGTGCCTGATATGATTGTCGTCGATTACGGTGATCTAATGCGGGCCGATGGCGACAACGAATACCTTAGGCAGCGCACAGCGTTTAGGCAGCTTAAGGCGCTGTCAGAGCGCACCGAGTACAAAGGGCACCCCGGATACGCTGTATCATCCCCGAGCCAGGCCCAGCGTCCGTCCAGCGGCGCTGACGAGCGCGAGCACGTACTCAGGCCCCAGGAGATTGCCGATAGCTATGAAAAGGTCCGTGTCGCTGACTCTATCATTTCGATTAATCGCACGAGGCAAGAGAAAGAAGCGAACCAAGCCCGCGTATTTTTGGGCAAGTATCGCGATAGTGTTGACGGTGTTATCGTGCGCGTTTCTACTGACTATGATCATGGGGCTTTCTCTGTACTGGGCGAGGAGTGCGAGCCTGAGCCTCCATCGTACGAGGATTAAGCATGTCTAGGCGTGGCCGCCCTGTACCCCTTACTAGTTCCGAGTCTCGCTTTCGCCTTGGGACGTGGCTGAGGGAGCACGGCGACGTAGTATCGATCTCGGGCCCTGAGTGGGTCTGCGAATGTCCGATGTGCGGGCGCGGTAAACTCGCTGTCCACGTCGAGCGGAAAGTATGGCAGTGCTGGACGTGTTCTTTTAAGGGCTGGTCGCCAGTGCTCCTAGTGTCCGCGATCGCGGGGGTACCACTAGAGCACGCGATACAGATTATCGCCGCATACGCAGCAGGCCAGGCGATTGGCCCGATCGCGGCTCTTAACAGTGTTACGTTTAGGCGACCGTACAAGCTACCCGAGGCCCCGATGCCGCCTGGCACGGAATGGGCGGTTAAAGGTCCGCAGCGATCGTATCTTCGTAAGCGTAAGGTCCCTGAGGAGCATATCGGGCTATTCTCGTTGGGTACGGTCCACGGCGATGGGCAAAGGACTAAGGCTAACTTTGCCTTGAAAAATAGGATTATCGTACCTGCTTGGAACCCTGGTGGTCGTTTCGTGTTCTGGGTGACTAGGGCTATCAAGGATCGCGGTCCAAAGGTGGTCAATCTTCCTCGGCCATGTCGCGAGGTCGGGCACCCTGCTAACTGTACTTGCTACCATAGCGAGTGGGGTCTGAGGCCTGTCGCTGGTTGTGCTACAGCTAACGACGTAGTAATCGGTTTGCACCTAGTCCAGCACGGAACGGCGGTGTATGTAGTGGAGGGCCCCATGGACGCGATCGTATGCGGGCCTGGTTTCGTATCGGTGCTGGGGGCTAACGTGAGCCCGCAACAGGCGGCACTGATCGGGGGATCAGGGGCATCGGAAGCGGTGATCCTGTTTGACGGTGATCGCCAGGGCTACCGCGGGTCTTTGCAAGCGGCGACTATGCTTTCGCGTATCCTGCCGGTCCGCGTGGGCCGACTGCCGAAAGACGATGATCCCGGGTCTATAGGGCGGCATAGGTGCATTGCGATTGCAGGAATCGCCCGTGCCGATTGGCAGCTTGATCCTTTACAGACTTTTGAGCCATCCGACGAAAAGCGGCGTTCTACGCGTCTAAAACCGTTTATCGGCTCTCTAAACTGACCGCGATCACGGACTGTCCAGTCGCCACTACATATCAGACGGCGGGTAACCGCCTTTTCCGCAACCCGAACGACCCCTGATACCCCCATAGGAGGTACGAAAATGCCAGCCATCATGCTGACTCTCATCGCTCTCGCCGTCGTCGCAGTCGACGAAGGTAACTCTCTCACCCTCACCCTCAAGGGCAAAGCCGGCGACCTGCCGAAGGACTACAAGGGCAAGGCCACCAAGGGCAAGCGCGGACACCGCGACATCGTGATCCCCGACAGCGACACCGAAGGCCTCTACGAGATCCTGGCCTGCGTGACCCCCTGGGAAGAGGGCGACGTGACCGTAGACGAAGAAGACGCCGCGTACCTCGAGTGGCTCCACAACTTCCTCCCCGACGACGAGGACGAAGACGACGACGAGGACGAAGACGAAGACGAAGACGAAGACGAGGACGAGGACGACGAGGACGACGAGGACGACGAGGACGACGAGGACGACGAGGACGACGAAGATGAGGACGAGGACGAGGACGACGAAGATGAGGACGAGGCCCCCGAGCCTGGCGCTGGCCTGCGTTCCTACGTCGAAGAACTCGCCGACGTTGACGATGAGTCCGTCGTCGAGCTGGCCGCGGACCTCGGCATCAAAAAGGCGAAGAAGGCCAAGAATGCCCGCAAGAAGCTCGCCGCGCTCCTCGAGAACGACGACACCGACTGGGCCGCTCTGCAGGAGACGGCCGAGGAGGCCGAGTGGTCCTTCGATGACGAGGACGGCGACGATGACGACACCAGCGAGGACGCCCGCGAGAACCGCGAGGGCGAGTTGGGCGGCATGGACATCAAGGCCCTGAAGGCGATCGCCAAGCCCCTGGGGATCAAGGTGACCGGCATGGGCAAGAAGAAGATGATCGCCGCCATCCTGGACATCGAGTTCAGCGAGGACGAGGGCGCTTCCGAGGTCGCCACGTTCCTGGCGCAGTCGGCCCCCGACATCCGTAAGGGTCTGAAGGAGACCGAGGATGCCGAGTTCGTCCAGTCCCTCATCGACGCCGAGAACGACGGCAAGGCTCGCACGGGGGTTCTCAAGTCCCTCGAGTCGCGCCACAAGCGGCTGACGAAGCCCGCCAAGGCCAAGTCCACTGGTTCCCGCAAGGGTCGTGCCCAGACGGGTCACGAGACGGGACGCGTCCTCCATGCCCTCAAGAACCACCGTGAGCCCTGGGGGCGTTGCGAGTACAAGATCGAATGCCTGGAAGGCGCCCGGTTCAAGGTCGTCGAGTTCTCGGGTAGCCGTGACGACATCGCGGTCGGTGACGAGTTCGACAACGCCACGGCCATGTTCCGGGTCCTGACGGGTCGTGAGCGTCCGAACAACATCATCCGTCGTTGGTTCAACCGTTCCGAACTGCAGGTCCTCGAGCGCGACGACGACGGCAAGCCCACGAAGTACGAAACCCCCGATGCGGCCACCGAGCGGATCGAACGCGAGGTCGAGGAGAAGGCCGAGCGCAAGGCCAAGCGCGACGAGGAGCGCAAGGCCAAGGCCAAGGCCAAGCGCGAGGCCGAGGCCAAGGCGAAGAAGGCGGCCGACGACAAGGCCAAGGCCGATGCCGCCAAGCCCGCGAAGAAGGCCAAGCCCGCGAAGAAGGCCAAGGCCAAGGCCACCGCCAAGCCCGAGCCCGCCGCCAAGGCCGCCAAGCCCGCGAAGAAGGGCAAGGGCAAGCGCAAGGCCAAGCGCTAGACGACTGCGCACCTCTGCTGACATTCGCCCCCGCTGGGTTCGCCTAGCGGGGGCGTCGTGTGTCCGTAGAAGCCCGCGATCACGGGTTATACTTTCGCCACTACATATAGAGTGAGCGGCAAGACGCCGATACGTGTTGGATCGTTGTCCAATGCGTATCGGTGCTTTGCACCTAGGCCACGCCACAATAACAGTCGCACGATCGCAAGGAGGCAATCAAATGGCTGTCCGTTCCCGCGTCCGAGTCCCACCCAAGCCCCCGACTCGCCGAAAGGCGCCCACCGCTTCCCGAACCCAGCGAGCGCACATTCGCCGGGTTACCCTAAATCTCGTCAGGCACGCCGCCTGCTGTCCGCGCCCTCTCAAGCGAGTGATCAACCGACTCGCGAAGATCGACTGGGACATGGACGCCCTGACGGCGAAGGAACTCGATACCGTCTACGCGCACGTTGACGACGACTTGGCCGAGCGCGCCAAGGCCGAGTTTACGGCGGATACCGCGTCCATCGTCGACCACCGCGGCAACGACTGGACCTGTTCCTTGTGCGGACACCAGGGATGCCGCTGGGAGTTCACCCTGGAGAACGTCGCAGGGGGAACCAGCGTCAAGACGGGATCGCACTGCATCATCGAATACGCTCTGTCCGTCGATGGCGAGATCAGCGCCGAAGAAGCTCTCAAGCGACTGCGAGCCGCGATCTCCCGTATGAAGCGTGCCGAGGAGCGCGAGAAGTGGCAGGAAGCGAACCCATGCCACGTAGCCGATATGGCCATGCTGAAGGACGCATACGAATACGTCCGCCGCCCGATCAACGTCCGGTCCCTGTGGTCGTACCTCAAGGCTGGCTGGAATCGACGGGTCGGCCCCTGGCAGAAGAAGGCGAAAGCCACTCTCAAGTACTACAACCGAGAGGGCTTCCTGACCCAGAAGCGCACCGACGACCTGGTCAAGTTGGTGTCGAGCGGTACCGTGTACTACAACGAACGCAGGCACGCAGAAGATATCGTCGATTCGTTCTGCTACTACTGGGATGCCCTTCTTATCCATTGGGCGACCTCGGCTAGTACCCACGAGTTGAACTCGCTGCGCTACGCTCGCCGCTGGAAGATGGACCCCGACTACCCCGTGTGGCAAGTCGCCGATACCGTTCGCGTTCTCGTGAACCGGACGGGCAGTAACCCCGCTCGCGACGACGACGGCAACGCGATCATTTCGGCGCCAGGTGCCAAGGCTACCAAGTCCAAGGCGACCGAAGCCCCCGCCAAGCCCTCGCGCAGTGCTCGCCGCAAGCGCCGCGGAAAGACCACCTCTGCCCCTCGCAAGTCATCCCCCACTCCCGCCAAGCCCGTCGATGACGGGATGCTGTTCTAGGTGAAACGACATGGCTCGTAAAGCCCCTCCCCCTCCCGCTCCCAAGTCCAAGAAGTCCGTCGCCAAGCGCCGTAAGCCGGCAGCCCGCAAGGCCTCGCGTACTTGGGAACCGTACAGAATCCCAGGCGTAAACGTGCGTCTGTACCGGATCGCCGGTCCACGCCGCGAGGGTGTGCCCGTTATCGATCCCGACTATGTGTTCCGAGAGGATATGGTCCGCGAAGTCGCATGGGCCGCCTGGCCGCATGATGGAAGCCTGTCTAGCCCGTCCCTGGTCGTCGGTCCCAAGGGCAGCGGCAAGACCTCCCTGATTCGACAGATCGCGGCGCACTGCAACATTCGCGTTCATCGCGTGAATCTCAATGTCGGTACGACCGTGCGGCACCTCAAAGGTCGAATCGGTGCGTCTGACGGTTCTACCATTTTCGTCCCTGGTGTCGCTACTATGGCGATGGAGTACGGAGACTGGCTTTTGCTGGACGAGGTGTCTGGCGCTACCCCGCCAGTGTCGTTGTCCCTGTTCCCGATCCTCGAGCCCGACGGAGAGGTATACCTCGAAGAGGCGCAGCCAGCGAGATACGCCGTTCGCCATGGCGACTTTCGGATCTTCGCCACCGACAACACGATCGGCGCCGCCCAGGAAGAGTCGCGGTTCTCGTACGGCGGTACGAATCCCGAGATGAACGAGGCTCTGCTGGACCGCTTCGATTCCTGTGTCCAGGTCGGCTATATGGGCGTCCACGACGAGCATAAGGCCATTATGTCCAAAGTGCCCAGCATCGACCCCGAGGACCTGGAGGGCATGGTCCGAGTCGCACAGAAAATCCGGACTGGTACCGATCACGGTATCTCGTTCAGTTTCCGTATGTTGGTCGCGTGGGCTCGCCGAGTGTCTGCGGGCTATATCGACGCAGACGGCAACGCCATCGTACTTCCCGACGAGCGATACGATTCTTTCATCCTAGAGGCGGCGTATCCCGCCTTCCTTCGCAAAATGCGTTCCAAGATTGATCGCGATGCAGTGGTCGAGGTGATTCGGCGTCTGTTCGATATCAAGGGCGAGGTCAACGATGAGTGACGTAAACCACGAAATCGTAGCTGCGTCGGTTTGCCGACCGGACGAAGACAATCGACGGGCTTTCGTTATCTTCGTGACTCACGATCCAGCCGACGATCCATATGAGGTGTGGGTCGTGCGTATGGTCAGTGGCGCGATGGAGACTCTCAACTACTTCGAGACTGTCGCAGTGCCGTCTGTTGGCGGGTTCCGAGAATGGATCGGTGACACGGTAAACCCGAGTAATATCGGCACTGTTATGTCAATCTCGTCGGCTATCAAGCTGGGCTATCGCGCTGTCGGCAACCTGCTAGACGGTCCGTCGTACTCCGGTTGGCGCGAGGTATACTTCGGTCATCGTAGTTTTGCCGTCCTCACGGGTAAGGTCGCGGCTCCAGACGTGTCTGATAACCCGGTGATCGGAGACGTACCCAAGGTCGAAGAGCCTCGGATTTTCTCCGGTACTGACGACGACTTCGCCTCTCGACGTAAGCGACGCCGTAAGACTCGCAAGGCGTACGAGTCTATCTCGGAAGCATCCGAAGAACCGGAGAACCTGGTCAACGTGTACCATCCAGCGACTTCCTCGGAAATCGAAACCGGTACGGTGCTCGTGGGTCGGGCTTACGACTCCACGTTGGATATGCGGACTGCCCCGGCACTGATGCGAGCCGAGTTGGCCGAGCGTGGGAAGATCAAGGATGGGATCGTGGCCACGATGGTACAGAGTGGCACTACTCGCTCGGTGATCAAGTTGATTGGAGATAACGACTATGAGCGGTGTGTCAACCAAGCTCAGGTCGTGGCGTGGGCATTCGTCGAAGACGGTTCTCTGTACTACGTCGGCAACTCCTCGCTTATGTTGGACGGTAAGCCCGTACCCAGCACGCCTCGCCCGGTGTACCCAGAACTCGGCTATCCGGATAGGCCTGGTAAAGAAACTGCTGTATCCGTACGTCGTAAGTACGCGACACCGCCGCACCTTAAGGAATTCGATTTGCCACCGTTCGATCCTGCGTGCGAATTCATGATGCATCGGGCAACCGATACTAAGCACGGCGGCAAGTGGTACTGTGTTCGCCTGATCGCTCTGCTGGTAAAGGGCAAGGTCGCGGGTGCTTACGAAGTGTCGATCTCCCATGGCCGGTACGGTTCTCCCAACTTTAGTCGTAAGTCGGCCGACGTGTTCCACGATCTCGACGCGGCCCGAGCTGCGTTTAACAATCGCGTAAGAGCTAAGACAGGTACGGGCGGGTATTACGCCGTAGACACCCTCAAAACACCATGGTTCAACCGATGAAACCCGAAGCAAACCGAAATAAACGCATGGCCTCTCTGGAGACGGTCGCTGAAAAGGTGGCGCGGTCTCTGGCGATGTCTCCCGACCTTAACGTAGTCGTATCCGGCGGCGAGGTGCCCCGGTACGACGGCAGCAGGCATACACTGTATATGCCCGCCTTTTCGGCTACCGAGTTGGGTGGAGATCCCGACCTGGCCGACGCATGGCGCGGTATCCTGGATCACGAAGTCGCGCACGTCATACACTCGGATATGACCGAGTACGAAGCCCGTGTCAGGTTGTGGCACGCGCGCCACGGTTCCGATACTGGGTCGAAGATCGCGACCCTGGCCAACGCGGGCGAGGATCTGTGGATCGAGCCTACATACGCCATTCGCCATCCTGGTTCTCGCTACCATTTCGAGGCTACTGGTCGTTGGTTGTATCGCCGTACTGGTGGAGTAGCCGCAGCGACCGATCCCGAGTTCTCGGCCAATGGCGGAGGCCCTCAGGGCGTGTTCGGTGCTCTGGTTCAGTCGCTTCTGCGGCTAGGCCGTGGTCAAATGAAGCGCGAGGACGTGCACGAGACTCCTCGGCAATTGCTGGAGGCCGTATGGCCTCAGGTGCGAGTCCTGTTCGACGCTAGTTCTACCAAGGAAGCGTGCGACGCTGCCGAAAACCTGTTCAATGCGATCAAGCTGGCTGCCGAGCCTCCTCCTCCTCCTCCTCCTCCGCCACCAGAAGAACCCGAAGAGTCTGAATCGGACGAGGAAGCCGGCGAGGACGAGGGCGAAGGTTCCGAAGGTGAAGGCGAGTCCGAAGGTGACGGCGAAGGTTACGAAGGTGAAGGTGAAGGTGAAGGCGAGTCCGAGGGCGAAGGTTCCGAAGGTGACGGCGAGGAGCCTGGGGGCCCGTCCACGGGTTCCGGAGAAGAAGAAGGAGAGGAAGGCTCCGATGCCACAAGTGACGCGTCCAGCGCCCCTGACGGCTCCCTGACTACCCCTCACGAGGGGGTGGACGGTGAGGACGGCGAGCCCGGTGCTGGTACGGCTTTTGTGTACGACGAAGACGGTACGCGAGAGATCGCGGCTGAGGCGGCTGGCGGTGAGTGGGGCGAGGTAGACACCGCGGCCGACGTAATCGCTAACCACATTCGCTCTACGGGTAAGGCCCCGAAGCGATACATCGCGTCCCCAGCGGCGCTGGCGTGCGACACAGTGAAAAAGTACGATGAGAGCGAGAGGGCCGCGGGTCGCGCCATGGTTCCGGGTCTAGTAGAGGCGGCTGGACAGTCAGTCCAGCAGCTAATGTCCATGCTTCGTGGAGCTGTACAGGCGTCTAGGCAGTGTATCGCAGTCGGGGGTCTCGAAGAAGGGCCCGATATCGACGACGCCGCTATATCTGCGATTGCTACCCGTACGAATGGACCGGATATTTTCTCCGACCTGTTTCGCGCGGTAGACGAGTCAACGTATGTCTGTATCCTGGTGGACTGCTCTGGCTCCATGGGCTGTAGTGCCCCTAGGAAGCGACCTGTCACCGATGGAAAGGGAGAACCGGTCAAGGACGCAGAAGGGCGAACTGTGCATCGCAAGGTAATGTGTTCGAAGGCGGGTTACGCCGCAGTGACGGCAATGGCTCTGCATAAGGCGATGAGTGGGTGCCGCATCCCTCACGCCGTTCTGGGCTACACTACCAATACGAGTCGCCCGTCGTACGGACATGGCGCAGAGTACGCGCGGTATAGCTGTGGTATGGAAATGCACGAATTTGTGCCTAGTCCCGGCATCAGTGACGACGGCGCGGCGATCCCGTTTGTGACAGGGCGCCTTAACAACCTAGATGGCGAGTCTGTTATGTGGGCGGCCAAGTATGCGGCCAAGCATGGCGGTAGCTATGACCGTGTAATCATGTTAGTAGTTGCCGACGGTCTCCCGGCCGGCGCTGACGACTGGCACCTAGAAGGTGCTCACCTAGAGCAGGTGGTCCAGCAGGTCGCGGGAGCGGGTATCGAGGTCTACGGTATTGGCGTGTGCATTCACGACATGGCGACATTTCGCAAGTACTACCCCGATAGTAAGGGCGGTCGTGGCGTGGCCCCGACTGGCAGCGTCGAGATCAAGGCTGGCGAAGGTCTGACTTATGGTGTGCTGCGTAAGCTCACCGAACTTCTGACGAGGGGATATGGCATGTCTAGGAAGGTGCGGTAATGGGCGATAAAGTTCGTACCCGAAAGCCCCCGCCGCCTCCCGGGTGGGATAGCAGACAGTCGCCGTACGAGCTGGATGTCCTCACCAGGTGGGATGTGCGTATTCGCCGCATGTCTCGCCGGGTATGGCACACCCACAAAGTCGGCATGGACGCAGACGACGTGTATAACGAGATCCGAGAGGCGGTTCTGTTGGCGGTGCGCCGCTACACCTGGAAGGAGGGCGAGTGCCCGCCTGATCCGTTTATCAACGTGGTAGCCCGTCGTCGAAAGCTCCACATCATTCGAGCCATTAACGCAGGTATGCGAGACCATGAGTGGCTAATGCCTGTTACGGACGAAGACGGCGAAGATGTACACCCCGATATCACGGATACCGCCGATCCCGTGGACGAGGTTCTTAGCTGTATGGAGCGTGACGACGGTATCCAAGGTCTGACGTATGCACTGCGGCGTAACCTACCGCCGGCCGCATTCGCCATCCTGCATCTTCGGTATGTTGACGAAATGAGCCCCGGCGATATAGCCGAGTTGGTCGGTATACCAGGAAAAACAGACACGGTAAGGTACCGAAGGGCTGCGGGTCGTATCGCTAGTGCCAAGTTGCAAGCGATGGACTTTCTCAAGACCTTGGGTATACAAGCTGTAGACCAGATAGACGAGGAGGTCTATGATGGGATCGACTAGGTTATCCGCATTGGATATTCCGCTGACGAACGAGACGCGCGAGCGTTTGGTATCTATCGGAGTCTCGAGCAGTACGATCAGCAGCATGTCAGAAATGGGCGGACAGGCGCTCCTGTCCCTTAGAAGCGACTATAGCGACAAAGACCACCCGTCGTGTTTCCGCCGGGTGTACGATTCTGCGAGTGCGCTGTGCCAAGGGTGTATCGTGGGCGTGTCTTGCTGGCGAGGCGATCGTCGCTATCTCGAACGCCTCAAGAGTGGGAAAGTCGCGCCACCACTTGGCGTTCCGAGCCAAGTGGTAGACGAGCGGATCAAAGTGGTAACCAGTCGCCCGGCTACGCCTCCTCCTCCCAAGAAAAAGAGGGTTCGCCGTGGCAAAAAGAAATCGAGAGTCGGTCGTAGCCGTACCCGTTGACTCCAGAGACCTGCCAGAGGGGGCGTCTATCCGTCGTTTGTGGAAGGGCGAAGTTCACGAGGTCTTCGTTAGGCACGCCTTCGCCCCTCCACCTGTAAATCGTCCGGCCAAAGAGTATAGGCGACAGAAAGCCGCTGACCGTGGGTGGTGGCGATATGAATATAAGGGCAAGCGCTATAAAACCCTCAGCGCAGTCGCTAGGAGAATTACCGGAAACCCTACTGTTAGCGGTAACTGGTTCTTCGGACTGCGAAGGAGGCGTAAATGCACGGCGAGCCTTTTGCTCAAATGACTATGTATGGCGATATCCCGCCCGACCGGGTGGACATTCGCCAAGTACCGTCATTGTCTCTAGACCTTAGGCGAGAAACCGGCGCACCTCCCGATACTATGGACGAGTCCGTATTAGTGCATCCAGGCGTGTTCACTCTTTCTGTGTTTGGAGTTATCGCCGGCGAGACGCCGATCGGAGAGATTCGTTGCATGGTTAACGATGTTGAAGTGCGGATCGTGGGGCACTTGACTGGGCGACCTGACGTGGTGGAGGTCACGCCTGACCACATCGCGCCTATGCTGAGTGATGACGGGTATCGGTTGACCGTGCTTTCGTGGCTCGGGATTGCCGCCTAATGTTCTGCACTACGAAGCTGTCGCCAGGGCATTTCGTCGCACGAACTAATGACGAAATGACGTATATGGTTAATGCCATAAAGTCGGCAACTACGATCGGTATAGACTTTGAGACTACCGGATCTCGCCCGTTTAACGGCGCCCACCCCATCGGCTACTCGATGGGGTTTCTCGCGTCTGACGGTCGCCCATATAGCTGGTATGTGCCGGTCGCACACACTACGCCTGAGCCCATGGCCGATATGCCCGCTGCGAAACGGGCTTTTCGTGATGCGGTGTTCAGTGCGTCCGAGTTAGTGGGGCATAACCTCAAGTTTGACCTAAACATGGCGAGAAAGTGGGGTTACGATATCCCGCTGCTTACGCCGCTACACGATACACTGATACAGGCGTACCTAATAGACGAAAATCGACCGTTCGCACTAGAGAAGGTGGTCAACTACGAGGGCATTTCGCCATGGGGCGATGCCATGTCTATGAAAAATGAGCTAACGGCGTATCTCAAGGTCAAGGCCAAGGAGCGAGGCCTCCTGTTCCAGAAGCGCACTAATAAGCGAGGTTATTGGGAGGCGCCGTATATCGAACGGTTTGGGCATAGCGAGGTATGGGTCAGTACTGAGGCCGAATACAGTTGTCGGGATATCGCGCATACGCTTCTACTGGACCGAACACAACGAGACAGGGCTATGGGGCTTGGTACCCCATACGAGGATCGCCGTCGGTTCCTGTACTGGAACGAGATGATGCTAGTCAGGGCTCTCGCAGAAATGCAGTGGAACGGCCAGCCCGTGGATAAGCCGTACTTGCTGAAAATGGCTGTAGAGTTGGACGAAGACTTAGAGCGCCGAGCGGCCGACCTTACTAGGCGCTTTGGCGCTCGTATTTCGTGGAGTAACGATAACGATGTTCGCGACTTCCTTTACAACCATCTAAAGCTGCCAGTAAAGGAGCGAACTAAGGTCAGCAAGACGCACCCAAAGGGCCAGCCGTCGGTATCGCGTTCTGCCCTTATGCAGCTAAGACCCCACCACTCGGCGATAGAGCATCTAGCCGAGTTTAACGTATGGTTAAAGATTAGGTCAACGTATAGCGATTCGCTGGCGTACTACGTTGACCAGGACGGTAAGATACACGGCGACGTAATGCAGTTCGGCACTGGCACAGGTCGTTTTGCCATGAAAGGCCCGAACCTGCAAAACATACCGTTTAGGCACAAAGAGGCGTCTAAGCGAGTGCGACAGGCGTTTATGACGGTTGACGGAATGGTCCGCCTGTTCTTGGACTACTCGCAGGTCGAGTTGCGTGTACTAGGCTGGCGAACGGCTGCAAAGGTGTTCATTGCTGCGTATCGTTCTCCATCATGGGAGGCCATGATGAGAGGCGATATCAGCATAGAAGCGTACATGAGGGAGCGCGCCAACGAGCCTAGGCGAGATATCCACGGTGAGGTGGCTATCGCTACGCTGGGCTCTAAACCAGAAGACTCTGATTGGAAGGTCAAGAGGCGAGCGGGCAAGGTGATTAACTTCGGTGTTCCATATGGCGGCGGACACTCTATGCTTACGAGTAACCCAGAGCTAATGTTGGGCGAGAAGGCGGCTAAGGCGCTTTACGAAAGGTACCACCGGAAGAACCCAGAGATCGACCGGACTAAGGAAAAGCTGTTTGCCGCTATGCGTGGTCGCCGTGGGTGCTACTTCACGAATTGGGCTGGACGCTGTCGCCATCTTCCCGCGCTTAAGTCTCGTGGTAATGACATGCGATCCCGTGCCGAGCGTATGGCGTTCGCGTCTCTCATCCAGGGCGAAGCTGGCGAGCTTACGCGGCTTAGTATTGTACGAACGTATATCATGCAACGCGACGGCACATTCCCGGGTAAGGCTACAAACACAGTCCACGACGAAATCCAATTCGATTGCGACAAGAAGGACTTAGTGGAGGTCGCACGCAAGGGACAACTCGCTATGGAGGATTTTCATGGTTACTTCGGGAGCATCCCGATCATAGTAGACGCAGAAGTGACTGAAACAACATGGGCAGATAAAAAGGATTACGAGGTATCATATGAGTAGTGGAACACCGTTTAGGGCAATGATCGCCGGGTTGGCTGCTATGCCGCCTGTCGTGCTTAGGGGGCAGGAATACAGCGGCGCGTACCTGGCTACTTTGGTCGCCATCGACCCAGAGCAGCCAGAGCAAGAGGCCGCCAACACACCTCGCATTATCAGTGAGTTGGGCCGGTTGGTCGCTGCGGCATACCGGGATAAGGAACTTGCCGAGGTCGACTATCGCGTATGGCGCGAGCAGACAGTCTGGAAGGTGGTAAACAACGAGAGAGCGGCTCGTAAGGCTAAGTTCGCGTGTATCGTGAACCCAGGCCTAGACGCCAAGGGCAACGAGAAGCCTACCAAGATGCCGACCAAGGGCGACGCTGATTCGTATATGCGTACGCGTCCGGAATACCGAAAGCTGTACGAGGCCAAGCTAGAAGCCGAGGAGGTGTGGGCGACTCTACATGCCGCTTTGGAAGCTGCGAAGGCGCGCACCTGGGCTATCAAGGGCTGGGAGCGCAGCACAGGGGCCGACACTTCTTCCCATAGCAGGCGTATTCACCATCCAGAGGCGGATGACGATACAACCACCCGCCATCCTGGGCATAGTGAGCATGAAAGGCCGGACGTGGCCGAGTCTGAGGATCAGGCCGTCACTAGGGGTAGAACCCCGATTCCCCCGCCTCGCAAGACAAGTACCCCTCCCCCTCCCCCATCGACTAGGAGATAGCGCATGTCGTCCGTATACGAACAGGAAAAAGAACGCCTCGGTAAAATCCCTCGCGGAGGTGGCGGAGGTGGCGATTTCAAGTGGCTAGACATCCCGAGCCCGGCATCCAAGGGCCAGGAGACGATCAAGCACATTCGGATCATTCCGCGTCTTCCAAAGGGTGACGACGGGCAGCCCGATCCTAGCCGCCCTTACCCGGCGTTCTGGGTGCGCGTCGCAGTGCATCGTTTGACCGTGGACGGCGAAGACAAGCAATTCAACTGCCCTGACGATCCTACCAACTCAGCCGCGCAGACTACTTGCCCTATTTGCAAGTTGCGTAAGGACCTGCAAGACGCTCGTAATTCGTCATACGACGAGCTGATTAAGAGTCTGTATCCGCGGGTTCGTTGTTTCTGCAACGTTATCGACATGGGCGACCCTAGTTCCCACTGGACTGACGACGGCCAGGGCGGCTGGGCGATTCAGCCGTTCGTGTGGGGCTACTCGCAGACAGTACACGCGGCGATCCTCGATATCTGCATCAACAAGGGACCGGTAGAGGATCACGAACTGGGTCGCGACCTCAAGATCGCCAAGAAGCGTGTCGGTAAGCGAAAGATGGATGTTCGGTACGCTATCGGCGAAGCGAGCGACCGTAAGACGCTGGACGAATCCCTCATGCCCGTTTTGTACTCGGCGCATGGTCTTGAAGGTCTGGAAAAGTCGACATCGACGGACGCCCTGCGAGATGTTGCGGCGCTAGTGGACCCTAGGGCCGGAAGCGCCCGAACGACTGGCGGATACAGCGACGCGCCGCCACCCACTCCAGCGGCTCCGACTCGGTCTGCGGCGCCTCCCCCGCCGGCTAGTGCCCCGGCCCCAGCGAGTGGTGATGTCTTCTTCTACGACGGGCCAACAGGGCAGCAGCAAGATCTGGACGTGATCTCTATCGCTCGTCTGATCGTTGGCTCAGGTAGCGAAGAAGGACACGCCGTATGGGTGGAAGGATGGCCCGACTGGGCGGACGCTATGAACGTGCCAGAGATTGCCGCGGCAGTCGTCGCACAGAAGCCAGCGCCGGCCGCTCCTCCTGCTCGCAACCCACCTGGTTACCAGCCTGGGGGCGGCTACCAGGTGGGAGGCCCTCCTGCGCCGCCTCAGCCGCCGTCTGGCCCTCCTCAGCCCCCGACTAGGGCCGCGGGGCCCCCTCAGCCTCCCGTCCAGCGTAAGGCGCCGCCAGCGCCTCCTCGTGGGAAGGCACCGCCCCCTCCTCCGAAGCCGCCAGGGGGCCCGGACAACTTCTAGAATCACCCCCTGGCGACTGTCACTGTTTCGGGAAGTACTGGGCAGACGATCGAGTCTGCGTGGAATGCCCGTGGGGTAGCGACGTTAAGGCCTCTTGTGCTGGCGACGAGCTACCCCAAATCGTGGACATAGACACTCTCAAGAAGGAATTACGAGGACCATAATGGCTAAAGCCCCCCCTCCGCCTCGCCCCAAACGAAAGCCTAAGCGACCGCGCAAGCCTAAACCGTCAATGGGCGATCCATACGCTCGCGCACTAGCTGGTCATGTTCGAGATGGTCACGGAGTAGGCGCAGCGGCGACTATGGACGTATGCGACGAGATGGGCTCTCCTAGGGGGTACGTCGGTACTCGTAATATTGCTTTGGACCGCGCGCTCGGAACTCCCGGGATCCCACTTGGGCGAATGACCGAGATTAGTGGATGGCCTGGGGCCGGTAAGTCTACGATGCTGGACCAAATCATCGCGCAGTGCCAGGCAGAGGGTGGGATCGGTGTGCTGGCCGATGTGGAGCGGGCTCGTAATCGTGGGTACATGGCTCGCCTGGGTATCAACTTCGAGTCGCTGATTTGGATTGACGGTAGCACTGTAGAGACCATGTTTGACGAGATTGAGACCCTGGCCCGCAACGTGGCGCACTATAGAGCCGAGGCATGGCGAAACGCCCTAGTTCGTTCAGGGACTAAGTGCCCGAAGTGCCCAACGTACCGATTCGAAGTGTTCGACCCGGCGACGCATAGACAGAAGCATCGTAAGCCGATCAAGGTGTTCGTATTGTCTCGATGGGGTCGTGAGCAGGCGGCAGCGATCCTGGAGTATCAGAAAGCGCACAACCTACCGCAGACCAGTGTACGAGACGCGCCTGTCCGGAAGCTCCTTAGGCCCGTAATCGTACATACAGACGACCCTGTCGAGATGAAAAAAGCGCTGGCTGCCTGGGACGCAGGGGAAGAACACGATCTAGTACAGTCCGCAGACAGGCCGATTATCGTCGGATGGGACAGCGTAGCGGGTACGCCCACCGAGGGCGAGTTGGACGGCGACGCTAGGGACATTCACCCGGCGTCGGCGGCTAGGGTCATTCGTCGTAACCTCAGACGGTTAGTGCAGCTTATCGACGATGAACAGATCGGGTTTGTCCTGATTAATCAGCGGTACGAAAAACTGCAAATGGGCAATCGGAGCGGGTACAAGGCGAGTGAGACGTATGGTGGCGGTGGTATCAAGTACCACACGACGATTCGTATTGAAGTGGATAAGGTCGGCGATATCTTCGAGTCAACGGCAGCGAAGACGAACAAGGAACCGCCACTCGGCCAAATCGTCCGAATCAAGGTCCCTAAAAACAAGATTGAGTCGCCGTTTCGAACAGAGGAGTATGGCCTGGTATTCGGCCGTGGCGCAGAGAACGCCTTTGCGATGTATCAAGACTTCAAAGCGAGAGGCATTATCAGGGTTGGTGGCGCCTGGAGTAGATTCGTAGATCCGTCGATCCTGGGGACTAGCGATAAATCGTTTAGAGGATGGATGGGGTTGTCTAACATGATGGCAGACGATCCTGTGTTGTGGGCGACGCTTAAGGCATTGTTTATGGAAGGCCGGTAAACCCATGCTCTAGGCGTGTATAATGGCAGCGGAGGCTGCCATGCGTTGGAAAACTGTCCCAGGATTTCGTAAGTACGAAGCACATCCCAACGGGTCCATACGGCACAAGGGGTTTCGGCGTAATCTACGAGGCTCTGTTAATAAGTGGGGCTATAGACATGCCACCCTTATGCAAGACGACAGCGGGTTGAAAACGGTTAGGTGGAATCGAATCGTCCTTATTACGTTCAAAGGCCCGCCTCCTCCAGGTAAGGAATCGTCGCACATAAACGGAAATCGCCTTGACAACCGATTGCGAAATCTCAAGTGGGAAACAAGAAAGAGAAACCACGCTCGTAAGGTGGAGCACGGAACATCGCAAGTTGGCGAGAGAAACGGTAATACTAGAATGACATGCGAAAAGGTGATGCAGTTGCGCGCTATGAGAAAGGAAGGAAGTACGTACAAAGATCTCGCTAATAAGTTTGAAATTGCGATAGGGACTGTTTCTCAAATCGTAACTAGGAAAACATGGAGGCACGTTGAGGATTAGAGCTACCAGCGACCTACACCTAACCCAGGCCACCGCCCCGTATGTATTCGCAGCGTTAGAGCAGTTGCGTAAAGACGCGAGTAAGTATGGGGGTGTTACGGTGGTCTGTGGGGACGTGTTCGAGCAAGGTGTGTCGGCCAATATGCCCTTGTGGAATCGCCTAAGAGACCTTCTGTTTAGCTGGCCTGGGCCTATCGTACTGGTTCCAGGAAATCACGATCAATACGACGAGTACCGAAACGCGTTGGAAGGTTTGCACGGCGGTTCTTCAATTGTCGTATCTCACCCAACTCCTCAGTTGCGGATACCAAGATTTGGCACTATTGGAGGCGCGATCCCGTATACACACGACTTCGACAGTGTGTTTCAATACGTACTGAAGGACCGGAGCGGCGTAGCCCCTAAGCTCGTGTTCTGCCATCATGGATTCAAGGGCGCGTATCTAAACGATATGTATAAGTGTCGTCGTGGCGGGTCGGTGCGCTCTATCCCGGCTGATACACTCGTGGTGTCTGGCCACTACCATATGCCTCAAGTTCTGGGGCGTGTCGTGTATTGCGGCTCACCGTATCAGCTTACATTTAGCGAGGAAGGGCAGGACAAGGGTTGGTTACTGTGGAAGGACGCGAGTAAGTCGCTGATCCCTATTCGTAAGCCGTTCAAGGGGTTAGGGGCGCCTAGGCATGTTACGATCCACTGGGACATAGGCGACGGTGCCCCTGTGAAGCCTGACTGGCTAGAAGACCGAGATAAGGTTCGCGTAATAGTGTCTGCGTCAAGGGCAGACGTGCCCAATATGTCAGCGACGCTGGAGAAGGCGGGTATCATCGCCCCGGTTATGTATCGGCCGATCAGCACCCCGACAGCCAGGTCAATCGACGATTTTAGTGGGGACGTGTTAGGCGCGGTAGTGTCGTATATGGAACGCAACGCCGCGGCAGCTCCTACAGACATGCACGCTTTCGCACAGCGAGAGGAACTATGGCAGGACTTGTCCTAGCAACGATCGAGCTACAGGGCTTTATGTCCTATGGCGAACTACCACAAACGTTCCAGTTCGGGGCCCAAGGCCCTGTCGCCGTAGTGGGGATCAATGGGTCGGGTAAATCGTCGGGCGTGTCTCGCGGTCTCACCTGGTGCTTATACGGTAAGTGCCCGCCTGAGCGCATGGGTACGAGTACCCGAATGCTTAAAGGGCGGGATATCGTAAACGAGGACATGAAAGAGGCGCGGGTAACGGTTCGCCTGTTCAGAGCCGACAAGCCCAAGCGCGGGTATGTAATCACTCGCACTCGTACCCGTAGTAAGTCAGACGATGTATCAATCGAGAACACTAAGGGTAAGAAGATAGGCAACGACCAGAAGACGGTGGACGCTCTGATCGGTGTGGAATACGATACATTCGTTCGTACGGTGGTACGTGGTCAGAACGATGTATGGAACTTCGCCGAGGCTACGGACACTCGTAAGCGCGAAATCATCGACGCTATATCTGGTAGCGAGGTTCTATCCGGTTCTTACGATATAGCCAGGTTGCGAGCGCGAGAGAACAATTCCAAGGCGGACACGTATGGTAGGCGAGCCGAGGACGCCGAGCGCCGCACTGCTAGTTACGATGTATCGTCCCTAGAAGCAAAGGCGGGACGCTGGACTATCGAGCACCGGCACCAGGTCGCCGAAGCAGAGGCGCAAGTCGCCGCTATGATGGTGCAACTGGACGAAGCCCAGAAGGCCGACGCTCGAATGTGTGACATCGCTATGGAGCGAGCACAGTTACAAGCAGACGAGCCTTCTATCGACGTAGAGCCATACGACTCCTCTGTGGGCGCGTCCATGTCTCAACTGTCTAGGGCTATGGCCGCACTACGAACGGCTGAAACACGACAACGAGAACTAGAGAGCCTCAAGGAAGGCGAGCCGTGCCCTATGTGCAGTGAGAAGGTCGGGAAGGCGGCAGCTAAGGCCTTGAGAGGTGTCAAGGACGGTAAGATCCCTGGGCTGCGAGATAGCGCGGAATCGGCGGAGAAGTTCCATAGAGACGCGATCGAAGCTCGAGGGGCGGCTAAGGCGTGGTTAGCCGAGGAGCACAAACAATGGGCGAGCCGTCTGGGTTCCATGGTGTTACGCCCAGACCAGGCCCCGATGGTCGATGCTGCACTGAAGGCGGCGACTGGCCGCATGGACGACCTTAAGGCGGCGACTAACCCGCATAAGGGAACGGTAGACCAGGCTCGCGGACAGTTGTACGGATTGAAACGAGAGGCGCTGTGCTTTAGAGAGCTGGAGGCATACTACCGTTACGAGGCTATTATCGCTGGGTCATGGGCGGAGTTGCTATCGCCTAAGGGAGTGCGCGCGTCTATTGGTGATGCCGTACTCGCAGCCATCGAAGCTGGGGCCAATGCATGGTTGGCCGTGTTGTCTGACGGTCGTATGTCCGTGGAGTTTCGCCCTACTAAATCGGTACGAGGTATCGACAAGCGAGAGATACAGACTATCTTGTCTTTTAAGCGCGACGACGGCACGGTAAGGCCTCGCGGTATACTTAATTTTAGTGGCGGCGAGCGCCGACGTATCAACATCGCGGTAGACCTA